CAAAATGTTATTAAAAAGTGTTCCAAAAGAAACTACAGTCTTTCTTAAAATCTGGTGATAAAAATATTCAAACATGATACAATGTCTCTATTTACTAACTATTTAACAAAGTTAGACATCTCCGAATGGATTTCTCTCGGTAAAGTCTAAAATATTGTCTGCTTCTGTCTCAATATCTAAGTTCTGATTGTATTCATCAATAACATTATCTGTTTGTTGAACTTCTAACCTATAGGTCGCTCCAGAATCAAGACCTTGAATAGTTTCTCCCGTATAGAAGAATCCTGTGACGATTCCAACCGTTGCGATTCTTGTCGCAGGATCCCAAGTTTTGATTCTACCGATCGTGCTTGATGCAGTTCCAATAACCTCTTCGTTGAAAATATATGTTCCAAGACCAGATGTTGCTGGTGGAGAAATAGTAATAGTTGGAGCAGACGTATATCCACGTCCAGCATTTGTGATACGAATACTTTGAACTTGAGTTCCTCCCATAATAGCAACAGCAGTTGCTCTTGTATTTCCAATGCCTGCAGGGGGATCGCTGAAAGTAATAGTTGGTGGAGAAGTATAGTATGCTCCCTTCTGTGTAACAGTAACGATACCAACTCCACTTGAAGTGATTCCAACTGTTGCACCAGCACCAGATCCACCACCAGAAGATGTTGGGAAGAAGAATATGACTGGATTACTTGTGTATCCTGCTCCAGGATTGATGAACTGAACTTCATCAACGCCACCATTTGTAGCGGCAATGGCAACCGCATATGCAGTTGTACCACCAGATACAGGATTTCCGATTACAACACGAGGAGGTAATGTGTATCCATTACCATCTTGATTAATAAAGACTTGTTGAACTGCACCATTAACAAGAGTAGTTATTGCTTCTGCGGTAGTTCCTACACCAACCAGAGAAAGTTTTTGGATATATCCCTCCTCTGCTACGTTATCATCAATCTCAAGAACTCCAGTATCAATAACCTCATCTTCGTAACGGAACAGTTCACATTTCAGTTGATATGTGTAAGTTTTTTGAAGTTGATAGAAAGGTTGTTCATGCTCAACAAACTTAATCTCAAATAATCTATCTCCAAGAGGAAAATATACTAGATCGCCTTCTTTTGGACGAGTAGAAAGAATACCAACTGGATCATTTTTAATGACTGGTTGAACTTTCTGCTCAAATCTTTCTTTTGAAATAGTTAATGTCAGGTCATCCATGGGTTGGATGCCAAACTTACTCATGATACTTCCCTGTCCTTCATACCCATCATAGTTTTCAACATATGCTTCGATAGGTATTGCATTATTAAATGAGGAAGATGTTACTTCCTCCATTATTTTCTTTACAGTATTGAATGATCTTGGCAGATAATAACACTCAACGCCATACATTCTCAACTGTTCGTTGATCAGGTCTTGAACCAGACCTTGTTCAGTTCGTGAACCTTGAAGGAAAAAGGGATTAAGTGCCATAGTATCAACCGATCATATCGAGAGGTGGAAGTTCATATGTGCTTGACATCATTTCTTTTATTTCTTCTAAATCTCTAATCGCATCATCATACATTTGTCTACCATTCAGTTCTACTCCACCAGGTAGTTTAACTCCAGTAAATTTCATCATATTCATTCCCCACTGCTTTTTAACTAGAGCAGTTAAATATTTTTTCAGGAATGAGTCATTATAAACTTGAGTGTTTTGTGTGGGATCTAAAAGTCTGTAGCAATCAATAACCAAGTAATCACCAACAGACAATGATGCCCAATCAATATCAATAAAAAGTTTGTCTTGTCTCTTATTAAATCTAAACTGTTTCTGAGTAGATATAAGGAAATCAAGATCTTCGAGATAAGTTTTTGTCATCGAATATGTAAGAAGTTCGGTAGAACCCCAATAGTAGATATCATTTAAAAATAGTTGATATCTAACACTAAACATATTATTTGTAATACTATTACTTCCATCATATTTGAATACTCTTGTTACACCAGTAACAGACTCTGGAATATAAAGATAGTTTGAGTTTTCTTTCCAAGCAAACTGTGTTGTAACTCCAACAGAATGATCAGTTGTTAAACCAACTAATCCAGATGAACTAGTATTTGGTGCCCTACCTCTGTCAATATCATCTTGAGTGATTTGATATTTTAAAAAGGTTGGATATACGCCATCAAAATGTCTTTCATGGAAATACTGCAATGCGTCATCAACAAGATCATCAATTTGTTCATCTGCAACGTTAATCTCAAGCACTGGATATCCCAGTTGCCTTTTGCAGTAGTCTATTAGTCCTTGTCTTGTAGATGGTTGTGCCATTTTTACAGTCTCCCTATATTATCTATAATCCTTTTATAACCGTGTTATAATCTGGTGCAAGAGACTTTTTATTTCTCCAATATCTGTTTTCAAATCAGCAACATCACTTTCTATTAAAGAGATTCTTTCATGCTCTCTTTTCTTTTTTTCTTTTTCCATCATATATTTTTCGTATTCATTGAAGTTAGTATTAATAACTGCTAGAGATTTTTCGTCCCTTACGAAGTTATTAAATCCTTCTACTTTAGAGTAACTCATATCAAGCCAGAGCAATGATTCTCAAATCTCTCAGTCTTGGTGGATATACTTGATTTGTTGAGGATCCAACAACTTTAATACTAAAATACCTAAATGATGGCAACTCATCTATAGTAAACTCATAGTCTCTGTAAATCAACTCTTCCTGAGTAAACCCTACTGTATCGGTCTTAGGAACATTGACATCTGCAGATCCATCACTGTTAGAAATATCAATCACACCTTCAGAGTCAATATTTGCATGTCCTGGGAATGGATAGTAAACTGGTTCATCCGAGGGTTCCTCTTGGATAGCATAGAAAACTCTAACATCACTCGATTGATTGATATAAGCAGAGAAGAGAACTTTAATCGCATTTGCAGGAACTTCAAGTGCGATTGGTTTTGTTGCGTAAACAAATGCAGATGGATCTTCAGATAAAGTAGAAGTTCTTTGATCCGTTGCATAGTTTGAAATAGGATTATTGATCCTATTAGATGTTAAAATAACACTTACTCGGTCAAGATCAATAACGGGAGATACACGAGAATCCGATGTTGACATGTTCATATTCATGGTAAATGATTTATTACCAGGAAGTGAAGTTAAGTCATTGGTTTCATTTACCTTTGATGCAATCATTCTGGGAGAAGTCAAATAGTTTGACTTCTTGAGACTAATAGATTCAAATCCTTGATCAAGATATGGAGTTTCTCCACCTGCAACAGTATGTGCTGTGACTGTTCTAATAGAAGAACTAATATTTGTTCCTCTAACTGTCATTGTTTGGACCACGGGTTTAATAATTTCAAAGATGATATTTTGAGTTGCTTTTACCTTTGCTCCACCTGTTGATTTGGTTTCATTCAAATAAAGTTTAGGGAAATTCGTTCCAGTGCTTCTATCAACTCCATTTGCTGAGGTATCAATCTTTACGTGATAAAAATCCAAATCAAGTGGATCTGAAATAGTTACATTGTTCAGAGCATGTTCCTTATTGATTCTCCTTAAAGAAACTCCAGACAACTCATACTTACGGATTTCTGTTCCAACTGCATATGTGTATGATAAAGTATCATCAATATTTCTAGTAACTCCAGTTAACTGATTATTTACAACATTCTGATATGAAATTATTTCATCCCCAATAATCGCATATCCTGGATTTGTTGACCCAACTCCAACACCTTCAAATACTCCAAAGTCACTAGTTCCATCAATAGAAATAGCAACAGTGGATGATTTTTCATACGCTGCGGTTAATCTAGCAGGCGCAGTGTCTGGAAGAATATCCGATAAAATAACAGACCCATGAGTTGTACACATTCCATGGTTTCTGTGATTAACTTTAATGTGCAAACCATCAGAAGATACCGAAATAGAACTTGCTGCTATTCCAGTGGCGATCGTTGTAACACCTGCTAAAGTGGTATATTGTATTGTATTACCCGCACCGATAGAGAAGTCTCCCTGAACTCTATCAAGAATCAGTGTATTATTTCCATAGGTGTCTGCAACGGTAAGTTGCATATTTCTACCAATGGTTGAATCGCTCAAAGAGCTTACGGTTAGAACATCTCCAACAACATATCCACTACCACCACTAACAATAGTTGCTGCTACAGCGACTCCATTTGTAACTGTGATATCTGCTGTTGCACTTTCACCATCGCCAGTTAAAGAAACTAAAGAAACGTTGGTGTGAACTGCAGAACCACTAATAGTTGAATATCCAATACCAGCATTTGTAAGTGTTAAGTTACCAGTCGCAGATCCAGCAAATCCAACCAAAGTTGCAGTTGCATTTGTAGTTGATTGACTTATTGTTAATCCAACTTGCAAATCTGAATCATACAAACCAGAAACTGTTGTTCCTAAACCAACTCTAATCTTTCTGGAGTTTGTAATGAGAGGATCCTTAATAAGAGTTGCAACCTCTTCATTACCCTCACTTAGTTCTGGGTTGTAAAAGTTGATGTTTCCGTTATTAGCAAACTCTGCTCTACGAAGAGTAAACTTTAAATCTTCATATTGACTTGGGAACCAGGTTGATCCGTTTTGTGCTTTGAACAGATTTCCTGATAGTGGACTTTGAGTAACAAATACTTCTCTTGCTTCTTCACCAGAACTCAGTGATATATCAACTTCTCCAAGTCTGGAAGTCCAAACTCTATAGTTGTTAGAATTTGATAAAACGCATATTGAATGAAACTCTTGCCCAGAAAGATAAACTGGAGCAGGGAAAGTGACTTTGGTTGCAATACTTGCATCAGTAGAAGTATTGATTTGCCCTGGTTCAAGTATAACCTCTCCAAAAGGATATACCTCTTTAGAAGGTAATCCTTGAGACATTGGTCTCAGTTGAATAGTAACTGGAAGGGATGTGTCTTTTGCAGAAAAATATAAATCAACAGAAGTTACAAAAATGCCACTATCTGGCTCTACATAAAAAGACTGGGCTAAAGGATCTATAAGTTTCATTTCTTAGATATCACTGGGTAGTTTCGGTCTATCTAACTTATTTAGTAACTACCGTTAGATGTAGATCCAAGTGTTTGAGATATATCTGGAGTAGCAACAAATGTTGTGCTAACTTCAACTGTTTCAGTGGTAGTAGGTGTCAAACTTGTAGAAGTTGTCGTTGGAGATGTTGTGACATTAAAGAACTCAGTTGCAATATCAGATGCCCCAGGAGCAACTGAAGATGGTGCATTTGGTGAAGCAGTTGGAACTATAGATCCAATCGAAGTTGTAGTTCCTTGGATACCAGAAACAAACTGGTTAGTTTGAGCACCAGTTACTCCTTGAGTTCCTTGTAATCCTGCTGTTGGAGTTGTTGCTCCAGAAGTAAGTGGGATAGCAGATGGACTACCGTTTCCAAGAGTAGTTGAAGAAACAACTGAAGAGTTGCCACTCTTTCTAACAACAAAATCAACAAGATTTTGAGTTTCTGTTCTAACAGGTCTAATAGATGTAATGTTTTCTTGAGTATTATTCAAGAGTCCAACAGAATAGAACTTTTCTTCTGCACTTGTGAGAGGAACTCCCGATGTTTGTGAAAGAACTCTACTACTAGTAAGTTTGAACGTTTTTACGCCACTTTCAAATGCAGGGTTAGAAGTTACACTAGGATCAGGAATAAACAGTGATCCAATCACTGCGCCCTTTTGATCTGTGAGAAGTTTTACGTCTGTAATAACTGCCTCAGCACCACTTGTTTGACCCCTGAGAGTCATGTTAGTAGTTACCCATCCAAAGAAAGATCCTTGAGCTTGTTGTGAAAGACTAAATGTATCGATATTAAGTATAGTTGATGTTGCTGAGTATGCTGCAGGAATCACAGATTCTCTAGAATATGGATTTGCTCCAAAGATCTGTGTTGGTGCATTATATGGACCAAACTTGTGATTTTGTTGAGCAACTCTAAACTTAATAGAAGGAATATTTACATCAAACTTACTACCAAACAATCCAACTACAGTCTCTCCAACCTGGAAAGATCCAGAAATCATTTCAATCTCAAGAAGTTTAGGTACAATATACTTTTGAATATTTTGACCTTCAAAGACACCATATACTCTTGTAAATGGTTTCATTCTTCTGGCAACAAACTCAATATTCCTAGAACGTAAATATGGAACAATCTGTGAACTTGCATTATCACCAAACAGATTTTTCAGAATCCTACGTGCATTTTGAACAGAAGTTGTACCAGTCTTGTTATATGTTTGAATGTAATCATTGATAACATCATAATTTTGAAGAACCGATGCAGAATATCCATCATCTAGTCCAGACCAGAAAGTATCCCATGATCCCCAAACAACTGGGTTGAATCCAGTTTGCTTATCTTTATCAGTTACACCAAGTTGTTCTGGTGACTCGGTATAGTTACTGAGATATTCATTGTTTCTTGCATTTACCGTCGTTTGATCAACCCAAACATCAGATGAAGGAGTTAACTCAATACTTCCACCATAGTATGAAGTGCGAAGAGGAGAAACTTTTTCTTGTCTGGTGGCGTATGGTTGCTCAATCTCAGCAACTTCAGTATAATCTAGCGTTACTAATCTTCCAGTTTTCTTTACTCCAGTTCCAAGTAAATCTGAAACAAACTCAGTATCTACAAATGGATCAGCTGGTCCATTAATACCAATCGTTGAAGTGCTTCCAAGAAGAAGATCAATCTCTGTTGTATAAGGCGCAGGTCTGAGTTCACTGTTTACAATATCAATACTGTTTTTAACAATTGTTTCCTTTCTTTGTGCTTTGGTTGAAGAGAAGTCATCAACAAAGAATCCAGATTTAAATCTGATAAGACCGTTTCTATCCTTAATAGGAAGATTTGCAGTATCAACCTCTAAAAGAGATAATGCAGTAAAAAGTTCAAGATTGCTAAGTCTCTTATCAAGTTTATTGATATCGGACATTTTATATCTCTTATATTCAAAGAGATCAATATCAACGTCATCAATATTGTAAAGATATGCAGGTAAAGTTGCTCTTGCTACCTCAATAGCATTGTCAATGGCATTGGGTAACTGTGGATTATCTGCGGGAGTGCCTACGTTAAGTTGGAAAACACCATCTTTAGTTAAGAATATTCTATCAACTCTAGGAAGATAATAAGAATATCCAACTCTAATCTGTTCGTCTGGAGCAAGAATGTTGGGAACAGAGTTTCCTGTTGCATTTACTGTTCTTCCTCTAAACTCAAAAGGAGACAAATCTCCAGTCGTTACAACGCCAACAGCAGTAACTCTTGGTCTAATGTCAAGAATGTCTGCATTGGAAATACCATTGACTCTAGGAATATTACCATACTCAAAGTCACTGTAACTATTTGCAGTAATAATATCTCCAGTGTCGGAAGATGCAAAATCTGCAGTTTCAAAAACGACTTTAAGTTTTCTTGATGGTTGTGCCTTAAGATCTTTTCTTACGATTCTTCCATAGTCATAGATTGTAGATCTTTGACCATTATCAAGAACATAGTTTGAAGTGATGTTATTATCACCTCTACTTACAATCTCAGCTGTTGCGGTTACACCAGTTTCTTTAAATCTGAGTGTTTCTCCCTCTTGGAAAAGTTCTTGGTTCAAAAGAATATAACCAATTTTTGAATCCGATATCTTCTCACAATACAATCCAACTGCACCACTTGTTTGTCCTTCAAACTCTTCTCCAATCAGAAGATCTGTTGTTTTTGCATTTACACCACTGATAAGAGTCAAATTGATATTTGGTAAGTCTGCATTTTCAATATCATCTGACTCAAAAACACCCCATAACTTGGTAACATCAGATTTTAATAAACAAATCTCTTTGTCTTGAACCCTTGTTCCATATGGATATGTTCCATATGTGAGACCATCATTAAATGTAGTTGTTCCAACTCCAGAGGCAGAGTTTGCAGATAAATTTATATTGAGAATATTTACTTTCTTCCTAATCTTCTGTTTAGCAGTAACAACAGACTTAGAAAGAGTAGCGATTAAAGATGCGGTTCCATTTGTGTTTGCTAATCCTTCAATCTTTAACGTTGTATTTGTGTTGTTAAATGTAAACTTATCAGCAGTTAACTCTTCAACACTTCCATCATCTCTCATAAAGAGATATCTTTCTTCATCAAATGGTAAGAATGATTCGTTAGAACCTGCTTGAATAGTGTTAGTTTCATTATTTGTAACAACAACTGCAAACTTTCTCTTGATAATCAAAGTGGAGTTATCAATATCTACCTTAGAAATATTTTTCTTGGGTAATACTGTATATAAAGTATTGTCTGTTGATGACTGGAAAGAAGAAGAAAGAATCTTAAAGTCGCTAGGACTGATTGTTACTCCAGGAAGAGCACCATCACAAATACCAATAACAGTTGTAACTCCAACGATAGACAGGGAGTTTTTAGAAACCCTATCAACTCTAGCAAAAGTTACTGTGGATAACCCTGCATTTGTAAAGGAAACAGTGCTTCCAGAAGTTGCGATTCCAACAAAGTTAAAATCAGTTGATGTTACAGTGCTAACTCCACCAGACGCTGCAGTAATACTAACAAATCCTACATTTGCCAGTACAGACTGTTTTACATCAGCATTAAAGGTTCCTGCTGCACCAACAGTTGCAAAAATAGATTTTACTTGTTCTGTTCCATATGCAGTTGTTGCAACAGAGATTCTTGTATTATCAACACCGTCAAATATAAATGATTCTCCATCTCTAAACTTTCCTCTTACATTATAGAGAGTAAGAAGTTTGCTATCAGAAACATCATATCTTAAAAATCCAGTTGCACCACTAGATTTTCCTCTAACTTGTGTTGGAACTGAAAGTGTGATTGCCTGATTTAATGTAATTTCTGTATATGTTTGAATATCATATAATGCAATATCATATTCATTAAGATCTGGAGTTGTTGTATCATATGATCCGCTTTCTAAAGCAAAGTCATAAACTCTAGCAAGACCAATCTCTTTACCAGCAGATGCAATACCAGAAACTCCCTTACGGGATTCCATCAAATGAACAACAAAATCAGTCCCAACCCCAATAGTTGGAGATCCATAAACTCTGTTAAGAGTATATGTTGGTCCAGTTACATAGCTAATATTTTGAGCAGAAACAGACTTTGTAGTTCTTGGTTTGGGGAAATCTACAAAAGTTGTGCTTATTGTTTCTACAGGATATCCTTTTACAACTGCTTTTGTTGGAGATATTTGATATGTTCCTAAGTTTTCACTTGGAGTATTGTTATTATATGTTGCTTCTGCTGCATTAAAAATACCACCATTTCCTTTTAAATCATTGAGAGTTTCTTTGGAAATGACTGTTGGTTGAGTAATGTAGTAATCTCCAGACTCATTATATGTTCTCTTTGCTAACTCATCATTGAGTACATTGTATTCTGGATTTTGAACAACGCTTCTTAAAATACCATTTCTGATTTCAAGAAGTTCAACAAAGTTTTCTACATCATTTTGCCCGATATCAACTTTTACTAAATCTGCTGTAATTTTAAGTCTGTCTGCACCAGGTGCAGCGTAGTTAGAGAATCCTTTAGCATTATCTACTAAAGTTTCATCCTCATCCGAGTCTATAATCTCTTCGGTTACTTCCAGACCAACTCTGTAACTTGGATTGTTTCCGTACTGATCAAGAATCAGTGTTTGCTCTGGGACATTTACAAAATAACCTCTTAAAAAATAAACCCCTTCATTCAAGTAAACTGCAGATCCAACTGAGTTTGCATTCAGTGGAATAGTTACAGCAAATCCAGAACCAGGTTGAACAATAACAGATTTTCCTGCAGCAATCTCATTAGCACCAAACAGACCTTCCTCAATCAGAAGAACTTCATCATCTGCAAATGCTTGATAACTACCAGTAAGATAATCAGAATCAAGGAAGTTTACATAAAGTGTATTATTTCCTCTTTCAGAGTTAGTTGAACTTAAAACTGCAACAACAGATGCACGAACTCCAGTATTTTCTCCTCTAATAGTTTTACCTACCAGAGAGTTAAGATATGCTAAAACATTAATACCAAGATATTCTGACTGTATTTCTACAGCATAATAGTTATCAATATAACTGATTTGACCAGGAATAACTACTGATCCTTCCTTAAAAATGTGATTACCAAACTGTTCTATCTGGTTCTGCAAGATTGACTGTAAGCCAGTCAGTTCTCTCGCCTGAACAGGATACCCAGGCTTAAATAGGACTTTATAGTAGTCCTTGTCTTTATTGAAATCGTCAAAGTATGGCGATACGTTAAGATTGAGTTCCTGTGGCATAATGCGTTAGAATTGCAATACTATTTTTATGTCTTCTCTTTGATTTTGAGATCTTGTAATCGCAGGTCTGTGATCAACATAAAGAATGTTGCCAGTATGTTTTGCAACTTCTGGATTTGCCAATCCACTGGTAAATTCCTGACCTAAGTTGTATGTCTTACTATTTAGTGAGATGGTAGAACCTGTAAAAACAGTATCTATTCCAACTCCAGAAGAATCTCCAGCTCTAATAATCTGAAGATTACCTCCACTAGAAGGAGTTGCTGTAAACTCCTTTAAATCATAACCATATCTTGGTGTGGTATTCTTTGTAAACTCAAGTAGATCTGAAGTATCTGTATTAAACCCTACTAACGTTCTATCCTGCCAATATTTTAACACTCCAGTTGTTTTATCGTATGAAACAACTCTAGCAACAGCAGTTGAACCTGTACCAATAGTCTGATAGATTACAGAATCTGCAGGATATGTTGCTGTGCTATACCCAATGCCAAGTCTAATAGCGCCAACAGCACTTGCTTTTGATTTAGTTAATACTGAAGAGGTTCCATATGCATATGGGTTTTCAACCAGTCCTATTCTAGAAATTTGGTTTCCTGTAATAAAATCTGGATCTTGAGTATCATTTTCGATTCTGGAGTATACTAATACTCTGAATGCACCAAGTTCTCTATAGATGTCTGCTCCATGTCCTCCTTGAGGAGGAATAATAACATCGAACGATGGAGCAGATGTTCCAGTTGGCAAACCTCCAGCAACAGTATCAACTGTTCCATAAGAATATCCAGAACCACCATTTGAAACAGTAACTGATTCAACTTTTGAATCATTATTTACAACAATGGTGCATTCTGCGCCATTACCATCACCACGAATGGGAACCTTAGTATATGTTGTGTTTGCAGTTCCGATACCAACTCCACGGTTTGTAATCGTACAAATTTTGATCTGCCCGCTAGTTGCTGCGTTTTCTCTTACTGATGCTACATTATTTCCACAAGCATCTGTAGAGGTTTCAGTATCCCAATCCTTAGGAACGGGCATAAAATTGATAGTATCAAACTTTGCAATATCGCTTGGTTTGATAGTATACAGATATTTCCAAACATATCCATCACCACTAGAACCTGCTGCTCTTGGTTCTAAATCAGTGAATGTTGGCTCGTCAAGAGATGGTCTTCCATTTGGATTCTCTGGATCGGTTCCATTTTGCAAACAAATATAAACTCTGAAATCACTGTTTACAACATAATAGTTTGCAGAATATATGCTCAGTGCTTGAGATGGTTTTGATGGATTATCTCTTGTAATATCATGACGATACATGTCATAAGTAGTTCCAGATGTCCACTCAATTTTTCTTATAACCTGTCTGACATCGCCAGGAACAATCTTTTTGAGAGCAATCATTGTATCCCAATAAGAGTTCTCCTGATCAAAAGCATCCTTTGGTGCAGGAGGAGTTGTATCCCAATCAGAATACAACTCCGTTGGATTTGGTAAACCAACAAAGGAATAATATGAGTTTTTATCTGAAGATGCTAAAGAAACAAAGTTCTTAGCATTCAAAATCCTCAGTTGATCAGTTATAATGGCAGCCATTTCTTACGGTTTTTTACTTATTTATCAAAGATAGTTGATGGTCTTAAGTGGATTCTTTCTTCTTACAAATGGTGAAGATGAAAGTCCAACATATCCTTCAGTTGAATACCCAACAAAGTTTCTTGTTGAAGATCTTGTTGGGATGTCAATCTTACCCCAACTATAATCTCCATAGAATCTTCCATTATAACTTCCTGGATGATATTGGGTTTGAACTCCATTATAATCTTCCACACGAACTGTGATTCTAGATGGAGCAGATTCTCCTACGATCGCCCTTGCAGCATCATTAATAATAAGAGAAGTTCTTGAAATATCATCAATTGTAAGGGTTACACCACTCAAGATTCTTGCAGTTGAAGTTGCTTCAATCTCTACTGGGCTATCTATAGTTTCAGTAATAGAGAATGTATATGGGCTTCCAGTGATTACAGTTCCATCTGGATCATTTGGACCAACAACAACAGGACTATCAAAGATTTCATAATCGATTGTTACATAACGAGTTTCTTCAATCAAAGTTCCTGCGAGAGATGATCCATATTCAACGTTAGCAACTTGATAGATTCCATCAAAGAAAGTTGATCCATAACTAATAACTGACCCATCAGCATATCTAAGTGCAGTTACTCCAAGACCTAAGTTGGAGTTATTGATTGCAAAATAGTCACCTACTTCAATAGTTGTTTCACTTATAGCAGCACCAACATAGTCTGGATTGCGTAAGAAGGAATCTTCTTCAATATCAAGATTAAGAACCAATCCTTTAACACCAGTTGTTGCTGTTCCTACGATTGTTGTTGTAGCAATACCAACAATAATACCAAAGTCTCCTTTATATCCTTTACCAACCAAACTCTCTTTATGAGCATCTGGTTGAGATATCATTACATATGGAACATTTGTAAATGTGTATCCATATCCAGGATTAGTAATAGTAAAACTTGTTACCATACCATTACTAATGTTTGCAACTGCAGTTGCTTTACCAGTTGTTCCTATTCCTATGGGTAAAGAAATAGATACATCTGGTGCAGAGAGGTAACCAGATCCACCTGCACTTGTGGTTGCGATTCCAGTAATGGGATCTGTTAATACAATAGATGAAATCGTTCCAGCAGCAGAAACAATGGCAGTTGCTGCAGCTGCACAAACAGAATCTTGTGAGATTATTTCAAGAGTGTTCCTAATGAGGTTTGGAGCGTTTTCTTTGACACTATCAAAGAATGTTCTAACACTTTCAACATAGATTGTGGTATCACCAACACCAACATCTTGAAGTATTGCAGCTGCAGGGTTAATAAGTGCTTTATAGATTTCTCTATCTTTTGCAACTTTTTGATCATTAATAATTTTGTCTTCTGTTTGTCTGCACCACTGAAGTGCTCTTTCATATGACAAGTTAGTTGATATACCTGGACCTGGATAAACATTAGTTTCTAAGGTATCAGTTGCTGTGATATCAACAACGAGTCTTGGATCTTCATCATAGACAGGGAAATCATCATAAAGTTCAACTGTGTCACCAGGTTTAATAGTTTCAAGAATATCTACAAGAACAACATCAACGTCTTTAGTTCCTCTATAGAATATAATCTTAACAGTGTCTCCATTGTATGGATCATCTGCGTTGTATCCAAGAGGTGCCTCTGTAAATGTGATTGTTGAACCACCGTTGAATATGTAACCCTCACCAGGAACTTGTAAAATGTCATTAATGAAGACTAACAGAGACGCTTGAACATCAAGTAGAGAACCAGTCTTAGCACGAATAGATGTTCTAACTCCATTCAGAAGTAGAGGGAACTCCGTTCTAAAACCATTAAAGAGATTGCTAATATCATCAAATCTCTGGAAGTTGCCAAGAGACCATCCACTAAACTCATCTTTGTAAGTTTTCTGGACTGTAAGAGTAAACTCAATGTGACCAATGCCACTATCATGAGGAATACTACCAATACCACTTCTTGGGATTGTGAGAACATCTCCCTGTCGATATCCAAATCCATAGTTAACTACATTAAAGTCGATAACAGTTGATCCTTGACCAACAATAACATCAACTACAAGACCAGTTCCAACACCACTATTGTTTGGATAATCTTGTGAGTATACCATTGGTATACCTGAGTATCCTGCTGGTTTATCAATGGTTATGATTGGTAGATTAGTTGTTGTGTAACCTGTTCCAGGATTATCTAATCTTGTTGAAATGATATGACCATCAAAAGCATTTGCAACACCAATCGTTGAAGAAGTTCCTGTTACTGGATTATATGCACGAATCAATACCTCTGTTTGATACCATTCTCTGTATCCAGCACCAGTGTTGCCAATGGAAATTGCTGTAATCGATCCACCTGCAGAAACTAAAGCAGTTGCTCCAGCACCAATCAGTGGTTGATATCCACGACTTTGTGTTGATCCAACAGCAACAATCAGACCACCACGAGGGATTTCATTAGTGTTATTGTCATACTTAACTCCAATATCCACTCCTTGGAAAATTGCTGTTGTGATACCAGATCCTTCAACTAGTTCATAATCACCGCCGATTACAACAACATCATCTGCTCTTCTTGGACCTTGATAAATGTCCCTGATAAGAATAATGCCATTATCTTCTGCAACATTAGTAACGTTATTTCCATCAGATTTCAATACAAACGCAGTTGTAATACCATTAAATCCTTCAGAAATATCATCAAAGATTGTATTGTAGGTGTATGGTTCAAGATCACTTCCTGCTTGAGAAGTTCTTGTGAAGACTCTACCACTAAATGTGCTATGAGTAGTAACTCCAGTCCAATCTCTTTCATCAACTGGTCCACTAGTTGTGCTTAATGGATATGCACCATATGGAGCAGAAGCAAAATGAAGTTGATTATCAAGAATG